ATGTTGGACAGGTACCTAACGAAGCGGCCTCGCTCGTCCTTTTGGCAACTCCGCATCCCTGTTCCGAAAGACTTGCAGGAGGCGTTCGGCCGGCCCGTCCACACTGAATCTCTGAGAGAGCACGACCGTACGAAGGCGGCGGAAAAGGCCCTTCCGATCATTACGGCTCTGAGAGAGGAGTGGAGTGCGCTCAGGGCTGGTGCGGCAACTCGCGCAGCGCAAGCGTCACCATCAGAGGCCGACTTGCTGGCGCTCACATGGGAACTTTACGAGCAGTCACAGGAAATCGCCGGTACGAAGCGTGCCGCCGTGCACACGGAAAACCCCGCTGGCTATGCAGCCTATGTCGCGAATGAAGAAGCTGCGCAGGGCGGTCTTGTCCGTGAGATCGTCAGCGTTCGGACGCAGCGTTGGGAGGATACAGCTGCTCGTGTTCTGGCTGGCCGCGGCTATGACGTAGAGCGTAACAGCGAAACGTTCCGCCGCTTTGTTCGAATGCTGGCTGAGGCGACCGTTTCCGCGATCGATGTTGAGAACCGCCGCGATCGCGGCGAGTTGGCAGCCAAGGCGAAGAGCGAGGTGATCAAGCGTGCCGAACAGGTCGCCAACGGCAGTAGCGGGGCTGCCGTAGAGCTGCCTTTCTCGCAGCTTGTCGAGCAGTTCATGAAGCTATGGAACGCCGACAAGTCGGGCGACAAAGAGACGAACACCGAGCAGCAAAAACGCGCCACCTTCAAACTCTTCGGGGGTTTTTGGAATGACAAGCCGATCCGGGGCGTTACCGACAAGGACGCTGCGGAATTTCGCGATGCGATTAAGCTTCTGAGCCCGAATTGGAGTAGGTCACCAGCTGCCCGGCAACTTCCGTGGGCCGCGTTGCAGGCCAGCTACGGGAACCATGAGGCTGGGCTCGCCGACAGTACCATGAACCGGCACATGGGGACTATGCAGAGCCTCTGGGATTGGGCGCGCAAGCGAGGGCACTGTGAGGGCGAGAACCCATTCGACGGGTTCTACAGGAAGATCAGGGACGGCAAAAACGCGCAGTCGTATCGCCCGTGGGAAGCTTCCGAACTCAATCGGCTGCTCGTGCCGCCGCCAAAGCGCCGGGACCTGTGTGAGGTGATGCTGACCGGCATGTTCACGGGCATGCGGCTGAACGAGATCGCGTCGCTCACATGGGGGCAGCTGCGCACCCAAGTTGAGGGGGGGCGCGCCATCAGCTATTTTCAAATCGATGATGCAAAAACGGCGGCAGGCAAACGGCAGGTGCCGGTGCATCCAGCCTTGAGCTGGTTGCTTGCGCGAAAGCCTGGAGAAGCTGACGAGCGCATTTGGGATACCTTCAACCCCGAAGGACCGGGCAAGAAGCCGGGCGCGGATGCAAGCCGCGAGTTTTCGCGCTTCAAGGCGCAGCGAGGCTTCGGCAAAGCCCCGGAAAAGACCTTCCACTCATTCCGAAAGAACGTCACCCGGCTCATGGAGAGGGCGGGGGTTCCTGAGAACGAATGGGCTCAGGTCTTCGGGCATGAGCGGGGGTTCACCTACGCGGTCTATAATCCCGATGGGATCACTCTCACGCGGAAGGCAGAAATCATCGATCTGATTGCGTATCCCGACGTGACGCTACCCACCGCAGCCGCGTGAGCTACAAGCCGGATGGAACACGCCGGAGCGTTCGGACGATCCGCTCACCCCCTAGCGCGTGTGCGTATGCATGCGCTCGCGTGTACGCACACGCGCGTAGTAGTATATATTATATATACTTAGATTCTTAGATTCAAGAATCAGATTCAGATTCAGAATTCAGACCTAGATTCCATGGTGCACTTGCTCTTCTTCGAAGAGCGGACTGCGTCTCGCTTTTTTGTCAAAGTTTCAGAAGCAACCAAACCACCCGCGGAGTTGAACAGATCCCTCGGAGTTCTTAGACCTTGCGGAGTTCAGTCCGCCGGTGTTCACAAGGCGGTTGCTTTTTGGCAGCGAATGTGCGAGGATATGCTTACTCAGAGAACGACTGACAGCCGGTAGCTGTCCCTCCCCCCGAGGTACAAGGGAGTGCCCGCCCACCGGCTTCGTAGGTGCTGGAATCACGGCAAACATGGGCCACCGCCTCTCAGTGGGCATCGGCGTTTTCGGAAAACTTTGGGCCACCGCCTCTCAGTAGGCATCGGCAGTTCGTCAGCACCATTCGGTGCGGCTTTCCCAAAACAGCTTCAGCCGAGTTCCCGTTGCCTCATCCGTCCGCCCTTTCCCTGTCGCAGAAGATCGCCGCATGGCGCGGTGGTTCGGCCGGCTTTTTCCGGTTTCTGGATGACGTTCAGCCGCGCGTGCCTTCCGGCCGCGGTGGGTTCGTTCCGTTTGTCCCCGGGGTTGTCGAGCGTGCTGAGATCGCAAGGGCACTGGATGGGGACGGTGTGTCAGTCGTCGTGTTTTGCTGGCCTCGCCGACACGGTAAGACGCTCACGAGCGCCATGGTGATTGTGTGGCGGTTCCTCACCCGACCGGCAGAGAACATCGCTGTTGTCGCGAACAGTGAAAAGCAGGTTGTCGATACCGCCTTTCGCACGATCCGCACGACATTCGAACAGACTCCGTTTCTCAAGCAGCTGGTCGCCAGCGGCACCGTCAAGATTGGCGCTGATCGCGTCGAACTCGCGTCCACTGGTAGTGTCATTCAAGCCTTCAGTTCCAACCCTGCGGCACTTTGGGGCAAGAAGCTCAGCTGCGCCCAGATCAGCGAAATTCATGCGGCCAAAAACGGCGGCGATGATGTGTATGAGGCGCTTGCGGGATCGTTGCTCGACACGGCGGGCTCCATCCTGCTGATCGATTCAACGGTCGCTCCGAAGTCATCGAAGCTTTGGGAGCTGTATCAGGCGGCGAACCATTCCGACGATCCCGATACGTCGATTTGCTTCAGCCACATTCAGTACGCTGACCTAAACGAAGCCTGCTCCAACGCCCCGGCGTGGATTGAGTCTCGCAAGCTGCGTTCGCTGGCGCGCCAAATGTTGCCGCACAAGTTCGCGCTGCTGCACCTTAACCGCTGGGGTGACGCTGCAAATCTGCTGTTTCCGGCGGCCATTCTTGAACCGTGCCTTGAAGCGTACCCGCTGAACCTTCCGGCGCTCGCGGCGGGCTCCGCTTCGATAGTGGGGGGCGGACTTGATCGTGCATTCGGCGGCACAATCAAGGGCGATAAGACCGCCACGGCATGTGTCGCCAAGATCGCGATCGACGATGATGAGCACGTGTTCGTGCTCGATGCCGACGCTGTTCCGTTCAGCCGCCTTGGCGGCATCAAGAGCCGCTTCGATGCCTATCATGCCGTCCACGGCATGGCCCGGCTGGCGCTGGAGTCCTATGGTGCACAGGACGTAGCCGATTGGGCCGCTACGCGCCCTTACAGCGCGGGGACCGAGGTAGTGCATCCTTCCCGCCGCACAAAGTACGCGGCGTTCCTGACCCTATATCAGGCCGCCGCTGAAGGCCGCCTGCACATCCACCCGAAGTTCGCCGAGTTGATTGCCGAGTTGCGCGCGTTCGAAGTTCACGAAGATGGCCGCGCAACGGACGGCGAGGCCGCTATTCCGAAATTCAGCCACCCCCGCGGCGGGCATGACGATTTTGTTCATGCGGTTGCGTGGGCGGTTTACTCGCTCCGTGTCATCACACTGAACCCTTATGAGATCGCCGGGATTCACTGCGCCGGGAAGGGTGCTGCCATTCCCCACTGCGCGTTGAACGGCGGCGGTCACATTCCGCCATGCGGGGATGCTTGCAGATCGATGGGTGAAGCTCGGCATCTCTACGGCGCATATCTCGCGCGCTCGCCGCTGGTCCCGTTGGACCTCGCGCCTTTCATCTCAAGCAAGTTGCGCAACACCGGTGCGCACTCGTTGCCCCGGTAATGGGAGAGAATTTTGCTTAGCTTCCCTCGTCCCCTGACGAACGACGTAGTTCGCATCACGGCGGCCTCCCGCGCTCGCAAAGATGAGGCCGCGCGGCGGCTTCGCTATTATTGGGATCGCTCGCATGACGACGCCCGCCGGCTGATCGCACAACGCTTCGATCGGCCCGAGACCTTCCGCATCTTCTCAATTAATTTGGTTCGCGCCATCGCAGACAAGCGGGCGAGCACCTACCGCCTTCCACCACGGCGTCAGTTCAGTGGCATGGATAAGACCACGGGCGATGCGCTATATCGCGAAATGAATGCCGATGCCGTGCTCAAGAAGGCGTCCCGCTATCTTGAGGTGTGCAAGGCTGTGGTCCTACAAGTGGGTTGGGACGACGCGGCGGGCAAGCTGACGCTGAATGTGCTCACCCCCAACGTTTTGGACGTGATCGCCCGCCACCCAGAGCATCCCGAGCGCATCATCGTGACCTATCCGGGCGAGCGTTCTGATGACACGACCTTTGCTGACTGGACCGCTACGGGTTTCCGGCTCCTCAATCATCGCGGCGCTGCCACGCCGATCAAGGACAACCCTGGCAACGCGAACCCATACGGCGCGCTGCCGTTCGTGCCATGGTTCGATCGGCTTCCTGACGATAAGTTTTGGCTCCCTGGCGGTGACGATCTCTTTGAGGCGCAGGATGCCGTCAACGTCGGCCTCGCCAATCTGTGGCGCGCTGTGGAGCACCAAGCGCATGGGCAGGCGTGGGCGTCAGGTATCTCAGCTAATGAGGTTCTACAGTTCGGCCCTGATCGCGCCGTAGCGCTGCCGCAAGGCGGCCAGTTCGGCTTCGCCGCCCCTAACGCGCCAATCGCCTCCATCCTCAGCGCCATTGAGTTTGTGCTGCGCGAAACGGCTGCAACGTACGGGGTCGGCAGCGATCTCTTTGATCTCTCCAAGGTCGCCGAGTCCGGCTCCGCGAAGCACGCCGGCCGGCTCGACCTCAAAGAGGTTCGCATGGATCAGATTGCGCAGGCCCGCATGATGGAAGCGCGGCTTTTCGATACGCTTAGGACCGTCGTCAACACGCACAAGCCAGGCACCATTCCCGAGGATGCCAGCGTGGGCGTCGATTTTGCTGAGCAACAAGATCAGCTGTCCGAAGCCGAGCAGCTGGCGAACGCGCAGAGCAAAACTGACCTCGGCATTTGGAGCCCGGTTGATGTCCTGATGGATACCAACCCGGACGGCTTCCCCGATCGCGACGCCGCCTACCGTGAACTCCTTCGCCGCCGTGATGAGGCGGCCAACCTGACTGCCCCCCTTTGAGGATAACCCATGTCTGCTGAGAACTCCGAAACGAATTCCCAAACTCCTGCTGCCCCGCTGCACGCTGCCGCCGAGACCGAACTTGCCGCGCTTAAGGCTCAGCTGGCGGAAACTGCCGCGAAGGTGCTCGCTGGTGTTCCTGAGCACCTTCGCGGCCTTGTCCCCGCGAACCTCTCGCCTGCCGATCAGATCGATTGGTTCAATCAGGCGAAGGCCACCGGGATTTTTCACAAACCGGCCGTGCCCCCGACTGACGGCGGCGCGCGGCCGGCGATTACGCCCACCGCCCCCGATACCGCTTCCCTGCCGGTCTATGCCCGGATGGCAGCGGGTTACGCACCCCGAGCATAGCCATCAGTTGAGAGGATTAACCCGAAGTGCTTACCCAGACCGAATACGCGAAACTGAACCCGGACCCGTTGCAGTCCGGTGTTGTGGAGATCTTCGCCAGGACAAACCCGATCATCCAGCACATGCCCTTCCAGAACATCGCTGGCGCTGCCTATGTCTACAATCGCGAGCAGACCCTGCCGGGGATTGCCTTCCGCGGCATCAACGAGAGCTACACGGAAAGCACAGGCGTCATAAATCAGCTGAGCGACCCGCTCAAGATCGTCGGCGGCGATCTCGACGTGGATACGGCTCTTGTGGCGTGGGGCACCGGCGCGAACCACACGCGCGCCACCCATGACGCGATGAAAGTGAAGGCACTTTCACTCTCGCATCTCAAGACCGTCTTCGACGGCGATACGACTGCGAACCCGAAAGAGTTCGATGGCCTCAACGTTCGTCTCACCGGCGCGCAGGTTATCAGCGCGGGCACCAATGGTGCGGTGCTCGCCTTAACTATGCTGGACGATCTTGTTGACGCCCTAGCCGGCTCGCCTTCGCTGCTGTTGATGAACAAGAAGGTGAGGCAGGTGGTTCGCCAGCTCGCTCGCAGCGTGAATGCATTGACGATCGCCAAGGATGATCTCGGCCGTGAAATCGATCTCTACTACGGAGTTCCGTTTGGGATCATCGAAGATGACCACGACGGCAGCGCGATCCTCGGCTTCGATGAGACTGTGGGCACTGCGACGAACACAGCCAGCATCTACGCGGTGAGGTTTGGTGCCGGAGCGATGTTCGGTGCTCAGACTGCACCGATCAGTGTTCGCGACCTGGGCGAACAGCAGTCAAAGCCCGCCTACCGTACTCGCGTGGAGCATTACAGCACGATCGTGCTTGAGCACCCCAAGTGCGCCGCCCGTCTCAAGGGCGTGAAGCTTGCCTAACCATTCCCGCCCCAGTGTATCCTGGGGCGCGGAGTAAGGCCTCAGCTTTGCAGCTGAGGGCGGACAAGATCGGGAGTGTCCGCGCCCAATAACCCCGATCCGCCGGCCGCCCCTCTCTACTCCGGGAGTGCGGCCGGCACCCTCTACCAAACGAGATACAATTTATGCTTTCTGCCATTCGTCCGCTGCTTACAGAAACGATTGACCATTGGCTTGCGCCCGCACGGTCCATCTACGGCAAAGCCGCCAAAACGCAGAGCACGTCACATGCTGCTCGTGTCATTCACATGGCTGGTGAGAGTCTCATGCCGGCTTCGCGAGAAAAGATGGCAGATGACCGAGCGGTCGTTTGGCTGATCGATCATCCTCGGCGCATTGCCGCGGGCGACACCTTTGAACTTGCCACCGGTGAGGTGCTGACGGTTGCCCGTGCTGAACTGCGCGTGATGCCAGGCGGCACCCTGAGCAAAGTTTACCTGAAATGAGTGGCTCCACCCTTATTGTAGGCGTGAACAGCTACGTTTCACTCGCCGCTGCCAACGAGATTGCCACGTCCCGGCTGTTCACTACCCCCTGGGATGCTTCGACCGACGCTACGCGCGAGACGGCCCTAATCACCGCCACGGCACTCCTTGACCGTTTACAGTGGAATGGGAGCCCCATTGCGCTCACGCAGTCGCTTGCATGGCCACGTGTTTCCGACCGCTGCCATCCCGGTTACCCCCTCACTACAGAGGTGCCGGCGGCAATCGTGACGGCTACAGTCGAATTCGCCATTCACCTTCTCACCGCCGGCGAGCACGCTGGCGCCCCCGTGATGCACCGCATGCTCGGCGACAGCGTGGCGAAGTACTTCCCAACCATCGCAGACGAGTACCCAAAGCACGTTCGGCGATTGATTGAACCTCACCTGCGGGCACCGTCGGCCAACGTCGCGGAGGTTCGCATCTGATGCGGTCGGTCACCATGGAGACGCTTGCCGAAGTTCACGAAAGGCAGGTCGCTGAAGCGATGGAGCAAGCCTTTGTTGCCTACTTTCCGGCTGTAAGCCTGAGGGCGTCGGCAAATTGCCTCGATGACATCGCTGCCGGGCAAACTCAAAACGACTCAGATCCGATTGGTGTGTCGCTTGAACGTTGATCTCGACCCTTTCGCGCACGAGCCGCTGATCATCAGTGGCCGAAAAATTGATGGCCGGACCACCGAAGCCAAGCGGTTCCGTACACTCGCATCCGAGTTGGCCGCCCAGCTGCACCGCGAGCCGACGGCGGCAGAACGCGCGCTGTTACTGAACGCCGCCACCCTAGCCACCTTGTGTGAGCGCTTCACCGCAGATCTCCTCGAAGGCAAACTGACGGAGGATGAACCGTATCGTCGAAATGTCGCGGCACTAAGTGCCGTGCTCATAAAGCTTGGAATGGCTGCGAAGAGCAGAGATGTGACGAAGCGGGATCGCTCCGGCGAAGATGTCTTCGGAGCCGCGGTGATCGAGGCGAACTTGGGGGAGTAGCATTGAGAATTGCAGCGGCGCAATGTAGTGTCCTGTGGAAGGGGGGCCTCCATGGCCAGACTCGCGCATCCGGTGCTCTTTTCGCAGCATTTCAAAATCTTGCCTAAGTTGTTGGATACCGCTGGTATTCTGGATCCGATACTAAACTCAGATACAAAGCTATTTATCGACCCATTATTGATCGCCAAGAGCAGCAATATCTTGATCAGGAAGCAGGCGCTCCAGCTGCTGCGCAAGGGCTTCGGAGACGTGATCAGGCTTGTCGATCTTGCGAGAGCCGAAGGGGACGCGGCATGGAAGGCAGCATATAAGGCCCTTGATCTTGATGAGGCATCAGAGACGGGTCTGGGCTACGGTGGTGCCAGCCGAAGCGGAAGCTCGCGACCGAAGCATGTTCGCACTACAATCCTGCGCACGGCAAAGGAGATTGTCACACTCGGGGAGAAAGATCCCGACATGATACCCCTGATGGGAGTATTCGAAGAAGGCGTGGGACCCGACACTCTCAGCGACATGACGACAAACCTGATCTTGCCAGTGTTGTGCCAGATCACCGAAGAGTTTGCTGCAACTCACTCTCTCCCTAGCCGCTCCTTCGGTGGCCGGTATGGGTCAGCGAACCTCCCCGAAAATCCGTACGACCGGGACAAGCCAATCCTACTCGTGCCGCGCGACATTCTGCGCGACCTGCCGTTTGCGACGGACTGGTCCGATGTGTCACGAGTGGTGTTGGAGGTTGATGACATCCGCAATGCGGTCAATGCGATGTTCGGCAATTTTGCGAAGGCAACAGTCAAGGAGCGCAAGGCGGCTTTCCGAAAGGCCATCCTTTCGTCGCAGCAAATGGTGCGCGAAGCAATCGACGCCATAACGAGCGCCAGCGACAGCTATGACGCCAAGGCTGATCTTGATGGCTTCTACACTTTCAGGGCGATGCTCCATTCTGATCCAGCCGCGTTCAAAGGCAAGGTAGCCGCTCCCGCCGCAAAGGATGCCAAGAGTCTTCAGGAAACGGTGGACGCTATAATCCAGGAGTTCAAAGGTTTAGTCGAAGATAACAACCTTTGGGAGCTACTGTGGTACAAGCATCAGCCGCGGCACGAAAGAGCGAGTCAGCTGCTGTTCTTCGCCGTTGCTACGGTGATCTGCGCTGTAAACGACATTGATATTTCGCCGGAAACAAACTCCGGCGGTGGTCCTGTCGACTTCAAGTTTTCGACCGGCTTTCATGGTCGGCTTCTCGTCGAGCTGAAGCTGTCGAAGGGGCAGGTAGTTCACGGATACAAAAGGCAGCTGGAGACCTATAAAAAGGCGTCGAGCACTCACGAAGCGATCATGGTCATACTGGATGTGGGCGGGATGGGGCGGAAGCTTAGGGACATACAGAAAGTTCAAGCTGACCGGCGAGCCTCTGGCGAGCGAGCGGCCGACATTTACGTGATCGATGCGAGGCGAAAGGCATCTGCAAGCAAGGCAGCTTGACCTGACTGCGCTTCGCTGTGCCAACGGGGCTCAACCTAACAGAGCGGATGGGAAAAACTGACGTGCCAGATGAACCAACCAGGTGGCTCGCAAGGATAAGTGAAAACTGCCGTCAGATCACGGAGCTAGCTGGTCTGGCGATCAGAGACCGCGAAGAATATGAAATTGAACCGGCGAAGACAAGGCTGCGAACTGCACTGCGTGCCCACAGAGATGCGATCGTAGCTGCCCTGCCTGATGACTTTCCCGCAAGCCGAATTGGAGACTTAACTCGGCACATTCATTTCTGTGATCACACCGACTGGCTGGACATGGTTACCATGGATGTGCCCGACGTCTTGGCAAAAGCAGAGACATACGCGCTGGCCATGCCCTCTAATGCCATCGGAGAACTTGCGGATTATATCCACGTGCGTTTCCGTGCGCGTCTTGAGCTTGCGCTACAGGCGCCGGAACCGGACTTCCATGCTCTCATCCTTACTTGCTGCGTGGATTTAGCGACCCACTTTAAGAGCAAGTCCGGCGCGAAAGATGACTCTGACGGAGAGATTGGCCGGGTGCTGAACCCGCAGAACCCGGTGCTTAGAGTACCGGTAGCACTGGAGACAGAGACACAACGCAATCGCCAGCGCGGTGCATTGTTAATGATGCAGGCGTGGCGAGCCTTCATGCGCAATCCTCACGCCCATGAGGTTCAACCGACCGACAGGGAATACATGGTGCATGGCCTTATGCTCATGTCGTTCATCGCCCGCATCATCGACGGCGCAACTCCGGTGGAACCGCCAGCAGCGGCGCCACCAGAGCTACCCCAACCAGCCAAATAGGCAAACGCCGGCTCGCGTTATGCGCTCGGGCGCGAACCTGGGCGAGAAATTCCGCTGCATTTGGTCAGCATTGGTCCGGCGCACTGACGCTGACAGCCGTTGCGGCCATGCGTGTCTCGGAAGTTCTACCTTCTGAGGGGCGGCAAAAAACCCCGTTATCGGGTCTCAAAAGGTAGCAGATTGACTTCCGAAACTGTCTCGATAGGTAATGGGTATCTTTTGCGACTCGGAGGCAGGCGTGAGCAGGATTGCATACTACCGTGTGAGCACCGGTGATCAGAGTGTGGAGGCTCAGCGGCAGGCGTTGGGGAGCACGTTTGATCGCGAATTCGAGGATGTTGGCGTGAGCGGGGCCATTCGTGCGGAGGATCGGCCCGGCTTCTCCAAACTACTAAGCTACATTCGCGAGGGTGATACGCTCTACGTGTATGCCATCGATCGGCTGGGGCGTGATGCGCTCGACGTGCAGTCGATCGTGCGGCGCCTGCTGGACATGGGCGTGACGATCGACGTTCGCGGCTTGGGGGCCATAGGCAGGGGGGTGGGGGAGCTGATCGTCGCTGTTCTTGCGCAAATTGCAGACATGGAACGTCAGCGCATCAAAGAGCGGTGCGACACCGGGCGAGCAGCTGCCAAGGCTTCTCTGGTAGCTACGGGGCGCACGCACAGAGGCAAAGAGAGCCTTGGAAGGCCAAAGGCTGCCAATCCTGCGGAAGTGGCGGAATGGCGGCGGGAGAACCGCGCGAGCATCACGGCCACCATGGCGCGATTTGGTATCAGCAAGGCGACGGTGGCTCGATACTGCGCGGAGCATGGAAAGGAGGAGAGCCGGCCTTAACTTGCGGCGCTGTTCGCGCGATGCCGTAAGGCAAATTGTAATTTCCCCGTACGGATCAGGTCACGCCGCCGCGTTGCGAAGGTAGCATGATACGTGGCCGACCTCAATTCACCAGCGGCTTACGTCGCTGCCCCAGGCGTCCCGGAATTGTTTTGCGCTCCCCGGTGCGTGCGCTTGGTGGCGCTTCCGGTGGGTCAGAGACAGGAACGCAGTCGCTCCAAGGTCTCGCGATCGTCCGACCGCGATCCGTTCACGAGAGCTCGCCGTTCCGCACCATCGTCGTATATGCGCACGCTAAGTGCCAGCTTGCGCGAGTAGGCATGATACAACGACACGGTGGTGTACTCTTCGCCGTGCAGCACCAGCGGGATGCCTGACTCGGTCAAGACCTCTCCGAGACAGGTTTCCAGTGCGGGAACTGACCTTTTGCTTGTGAGCGTGGCCTTCGCGGGGCTGGCCCACATTTCTACCAAGCTCTCGGCGTTCGCTGCGCTTGGAGCGCAGACGAGCGCCACCGTGCAAAGCCACTTTGATACCATTGATGCCCCTCCCGTCATGTCGTGCGAATCATAGATGGTCATGTAATTGGCCGCTGACCGTAGAACGGTTGGCATTTCGAAGACAGGTCTGTCCGCACGTTTGACTAACGATGAGCACGCATGCGAGGGACGTGCCTCAAGCTAATGCCGCACCTCCCGTCTTCCATTGTTAGGAAACACGCCTGATGAGCCTCGCTAGCGATCTTGCGCGAACCCGGACAGAGGAGGACGTCAAAGACGCCTACATCCGGGCGCTCGGGCTCAAATCTTACTTCAAAGGCTTGGTGGACATCCAGACCGAGGAGGTCTGGTTTGAGGCAAAAGATGCACCGACGCCGCCAATCGTCATGTTTGGGCAGCTGCTGGTGTATGTGCGGGCGGCCAGGAAGCGGGGGGAGGCGATACCAGCCTTTCTCGCGGTTATAGATCGCGAGAAGGCTGCGATCATGCCGACCGAACGCGCATTCCCGCTTCTCGAAGACAGGAGTATCGTCTGGCCGAAGAAGGGCTCAGGAGCCGGCCGTGAACTTGCCGCGCAAATTGCGCCCTATGTCCAAGCCCACATCGTCGAATATGAGATCGGACACGACGAGGCTGCCTTCATCAGGGCCGTAACAGACGCCATCCGCGAACGGCGGATCATTCGCACCCCGATCACCCCGGACAATCTGCGGCAGGTGTTTGACCGCTGGGTTGAACTGGTCGGCAGTGAACTTGGGGCTGTTAACCCAGCCGACTTCGCGGTGCTGTTCTTCGCTGATATTATGCACGACGGCCGCAACGAGGCCATGACGAACCTTCCCGCGCGCTTGCTGTTCAGCGGCGAGAAACCGGTGTTCTTGATGAACGGCCAGACCTATGAGCTGGCGAGCGCGCGCGGCTACCGCAATTTCTGGGCGATATATCATCGACCACCCGAGGCGAAGCATCGCCACTACTTGCTCGAACGGCGCGACAGCCTGCTTCCATTGGACGAGCAGAAATTCAAGGGCGCCTTCTACACGCCGCTGCACATCGTTGATAAAGCTTATGACGAGCTGAAGGCGACGCTAGGGGAGAACTGGCAGGATCGCTACATCTTGTGGGACATGTGCGCAGGCGTCGGCAACCTTGAGGCCAAGCACAGCAATCTTCGCAACGTTTTTATGAGTACCCTCGATCAGGCTGACGTGACGATCATGAGGTCCAATCCTGCCTTCGCGGGTGCGGAGATATTCCAGTACGATTATCTGAATGACGACGTCACAGACTTCGGGGAGATCGACTACAGCCAATCGAACAAGGTCCCTCTTGCGCTGCGTCAGGCGATCGCCGACGCGAAGGCGAGGAAGAAAGGCTCGAAGCCTATCCTAGTGCTGATCAACCCACCTTATGCGGAAAGCGGATCAGGGATTGCCAAAGGGGACACCAACAAGATCGGTGTCGAAAAGACGCGCATCAATAGCTGGATGCGCGAGATGAAGGTCGGCTACGCCAGCAAAGAACTGTTTATCCAGTTTCTAATCCGCATCGCGCGCGAGCTGCCGGAAGCTACCCTTGGGATGTTCAGCACGCTCAAATATGTGAATGCACCCAACTTCGAGCCGTTTCGCCGCATCTGGCAAGCTCAGTTTCTTGGCGGGTTTGTCGTCCACAATAAAGCTTTCGACGGGTTGAAGGGAAGTTTCCCGATCGGTTTCTTCATCTGGGATCAAGGGAACAGAGTGCCACTGGCCGACCTAACGGTCGGCGTACTCAATCGGTCAGGCGAGCTGCTCGACGAAAAAACATACGCCGTTCGTCCAGCCTCGTCATACTTGAATGTTTGGCTGACGAAGACCGTGCCGACGGGTGGACCAGCATTACCACTCTCGAACGCGCTGAGTGTCGCTCGGAACCCGCGGCCAAAGCGGCAGTACGAGGGAGCGTTGGGCTATTTCTATGCCAGCAACAATGACTTGCAGCACGCGGGGCAGGAAACACTCATCACCTCCTCCATTTATACCGGAGGCAACGGTGGGGGCGTATATGTGACTCCATCGAACCTATGGCAGGTCGGGGTTGTTTTTGCCGTTCGGTTGCTGGCTACGCACACCTGGCAAAATCACAACGATCAGTTCCTCCAGCCGTCGAAGCCGCTCACGGAGGAATTCAAATCTGACTGCCTCGTCTGGATGTTATTTGCTGGGAAAAACCTCACTGCCGGCGCCGACGGACTTCACTGGAACGGACGGGACTGGTCGCTGATCAATCACTTCATCCCCTTCACAGAGGCGGAGGTGGGAGCAGTCGGGAAGTTCGAATCCGACTTCATGGCAACCTATATGGCTAATTCGGTGTTGTCCCATGAGGCGCATGCGGTTCTTGACGAGGGCCGGGTACTTTTCCAGCGGTTCCACTCTACGCAGTTCCCGCGCAAGATCAGGGAGGAGCTGAAACTCGGCCGTCCCGACGCCGGCTGGTATCAAGTGCGCCGCGCGCTGAATGCCAATGGCGACGCCGAGTTCACCGACTTCGGCCCTTTGGAAAGTGCGTACGCCGCGCTGTCCGAGAAGCTTCGCCCAATGATTTTTTCGCTTGGATTTCTGCCGGAGTAGTACGGGAATCGACGACCACAACCGCGCTGCCATGCTGCTATGCTACAGCGAGTGCTACAATCTGGTGCTACAGTGCGCTCCTGAGAACCACGGAAAACTGCGGCTTTTTGAGCTTGGCTGGGGCGGCAGGATTCGAACCTGCGCATGCCGGTACCAAAAACCGGTGCCTTACCGCTTGGCTACGCCCCAACAGAGGTGCCGCCCATAGTCCGCCGTTTCGGGGAAGTGAAGGGGGGAGGGTTCCGTGGGACGAAAATGCTTCCAGGCTGCGGTGAGCACGGCCGATGTGGTTCGCGGATAGAGTGGAAGGGCCGGCGATCGGGTGATCGCCGGCCCTTCCTTCGGGCTCTTCAGACGTCCGCGCGCTTGCGAACCGGGTCGAGCAGCGACTGGTCCTCGACGGTGTCGAAATCGGCCGCCGAGTGGCGCTCCGGCAAGGCCTTGGTATTCACCAGGCGCCCGCGAATTGCGCCGGGGCGGGCGTCGATTGCCTTTACCCACCGGCCGACGTTCTCATACTCGTGAAGGCTCAGGAACTTGTCGCAGCCGTTGTAGGCGCCGTGATAAAGGTTGCCGAGCCAGGTGTAGGCGGCGATGTCGGCAATCGTGTAGTCGTCCCCTGCGAGGTATTCGGTTTTCGCAAGCTGGCTGTCGGCTACGCTGTACAGCCGCTTGGTCTCCATCGCGTAGCGGTCGATCGGGTACTTGTAGCGCTCCGGCGCGTAGACGTAGAAGTGGCCGAAGCCGCCGCCGATGAACGGGGCGCTGCCCATCTGCCACATCAGCCAGCTCAGCGTTTCCGCGCGCGCCGGGTTGGTCTTCGGCAGGAGGTAGTCGAATTTCTCCGCCAGGTGCAGCAGGATCGCGCCGCTCTCGAACACACGGAACGGCTGCGTGCCGGAGCGGTCGAGCAGGGCGGGGATCTTGCTGTTGGGGTTGAGTTCGACGAAGCCCGACCAGAACTGGTGCCCGTTGAAGATCTCGATCATCCAGGCGTCGTATTCGGCATCGGAAAAGCCGGCCTCGATCAGTTCCTCGAACATGATCGTCGCCTTCACGCCATTCGGTGTGCCGAGCGAGTAGAGCTGGAACGGATGCTCGCCGACCGGTAGCTCGTGCTCCTCGCGCGCGCCGGCGGTCGGGCGGTTGATCCCGGCGAACTGGCCGCCGTTCTCTGGATCGAAAGTCCAGACTTCGGGCGGGGTATAGACGTCGGACAT